CTATGGTTGGATGGATACACCTATATCTACAAGAGATACTGACCATCCAGTTGTAATGAAGATGAAGAACATTGTTGAAGGTATGGGCATAGGTCTATTCTTTGACGGTTTTGCTTACACACTGGGTAGAGGTGGTAAAAAAGCTGTAAAACAGATACAAGATAGAAACAAGAATCTAAAACAGGCGACAGTACAAAACGGACTAGCACAGCTACGACGTGGTGAAGTCGAGTTTAGAGCAGATAAAAATGCACCTATATCTCAACCACACCAAGGAGCACACATAACAGAAGTAGAACCACAGACAGCTCGTGAACAGCTATCTCGTACTCGTAAAGAGTGGGGTTCAGAAGAAGGATCTACTGGCTCTGTAACAACACCATACGAACGTGAGCGTATTGCTATGGAAGGTGCTACAGATGAAGAGCAAGTAGAACGTATTATGCGTGGACTGATGAGCAGTGCAAAGTTCAAAGCGGAACTTGATGCTGTAAAAGGCAGTATACCAAAGTTAGCATCCAGATGGAGAGAAGCGATAGAAGGTCATCAACGCATAACACAAGGCAGAGATGCTATAGAAATGTCACCACAAGAATATTTAAAAGAGTTATTAGAAGCTCAACCTGATATTGTTGATGGTATAGAAATATGGACATCTAAGAATGTAGTTATAGGTGACTTAGTTGTTGGTTCTTTACTTAAACAACTGCGAGATTTAGGTACAGCTGGACGTGAAATAGCAGATCTAGTTGGTCTAGACGATGTAGACGGCCCAGCCAAGCAAGTTGTAGATACAATGTTAACAGCTTTGTATCAAACTAAAAAAGCTAGATTCTTAAAATCTGACGCATTTAGACAGCTACAAGCTGGTAAACAACCAAAATCACAGATAGTAGACGAAGTTATCACAGCAGAAATGCAAGATACAAAAGACTCTATTATGTCTGTACTGAAGATAGCAAAAGATGATCCTGATGACAACCTACTCAATGCGTTGTTTGAAGCTTTTTCTATGATGAAAGATGTTAATACTCTAGAAGACTTTGACAGATGGGCACGTACAATACTTAAAGGTGGTTCATTAGCACCAGACGGCCCAGCTAGAACAGGTGCACTGATTCGTGAGTTAGAAGGTGTGATGAGTCATAGTATTTTATCAGGCCCTAAAACACCAGTTCGAGCAATCATGGGTACATCTACTGCAACATTCTTACGACCACTAGCTTCAGCATTAGGAGCAGTTGTTCGTTATCCATTTGAGGGTGACTCTGCTACACTTAGAAGTAGCCTAGCTGCGGTCAATGGCATGATAGAAGCTATACCTGAGTCGTTTACTTTATTTAGAGAAAAACTAAACTCATACTGGAAAGGTGATATACGTACAATCAAAACACGTTTTTCAGAGTATACACAGGCAGATGATAACTGGGAAATACTACGCCGTTGGGCAGAAGATAGCGGTAGAGCTGACGCTGGTGAAGTAGCAGCATTTCGTATGGCTAATATGGCTAGACAAATGAACAATAATAACTTGTTTACATACTCTACAAAAATTATGGCTGCAACTGACGATGCGTTTGGTTACATTCTTGGTCGTGCTAAAATGCGTGAAAAAGCTATGCGTAGAGTTTTAGACATGCAAAGTATTGATGGCATCAAACTACCAGAAATAAACAAGGACTTGATGAAAGCATATGAAGATGACTTTTATGCACAGGTATTTGACAAAGACGGTAATATTATTGACGAAGCTACAAAGTTTGGACGTAAAGAAGTAACACTAACACAAGATCTTACAGGTTTTGCAAAAGGTCTAAACGATGTATTTAGTGCTGCACCTCTAGCCAAACCATTCTTTTTGTTTGCTAGAACAGGTGTAAACGGTCTTGCTCTTACAGGTAAGTATACACCCGGTTTTAACTTCTTAGTCAAGGAGTTCAACGACATAGCATTTGCAAACCCAGCTAACTTATCAAGTGTAAACAAGTATGGTATCTTTACACCAGAAGAACTTGCTAACGCACGTGCTTTACAAACAGGTAGATTGGCAATGGGCTCTGCTGTAGTATTTATGGCGATCAATGCTTGGATGCGTGGTGATCTTAATGGTAACGGCCCAGTTGACAGGCAAAAAAGACAGGTATGGCTAGATGGTAAGTGGGAACCTAGAACAATCAAGCTAGGTGACGTACGTATAGGTTATGATAACTTTGAACCATTTAACCTTATTATGTCTACAATTGCTGACGTAGGTGATGCAAGTGAACTTATGGGTGAAGAGTGGACAGAAAACCAGTTAGGTAAGATATCTCTTGTTGTAGCACAAGCTATTACAAGTAAGTCATATCTAGCAGGCATACAGTCATTTGTAGATTTATTTGGTGCTAGACCCGGGCAAGGCCCACGTATTGTAGCATCTCTTGCTAACAACACTGTACCTCTTGCTGGTCTACGTAATGAACTTGGTAGATTATTTACACCATACATGCGTGAGATAAACTCAGGTGTGATACAGTCCATACGTAACAGAAACTTACTTACTGAACAATTAGTTGGTAAATCACTACAGCTACCTATCAAGTATGATATGTTAAAACCTAATACTCCTATAAAGGATTGGGATTTTATGACAAGATTATACAATGCAGCAAGTCCTGTGACTTTAAACTTAGAGCAAAGCCCCGGTAGACAGTTACTATTTAATAGTGGTTATGATCTTAGACAGTCTACATACTACGCTCCTGATGGCACAAAACTTACAGATAAACCAGAAATTAGATCTTTATTTACACAAGCTATAGGCGAATATAATTTAGAACTAAAACTTAATCAACTAGCAAAAGATCCAAAAATAATTGCTTCTTTAGAAGAAATGTATACAGATATAAAATCTGGTAGACGTGGTGAGTTTGATACAAAGGACTACTACCATAATAGAATTATAGGAAAAGAGTTTTATCTAGCACGTAATCAAGCTTGGGCTAAAATTAGCAAGCTACCTCAAGTACGTCAAGTTATACTTGAACAACGTCAACAGGAAATTGCACGTCTTAATAAACGCTCAGATACCGCAAACATCCTCAATATACCTAAATAAATGGCAACAACATTCGTAGAATACACTGGGGATGGTAATGCGACTAAGCAGTTTACCTTTCCCTCTATACAAGAATCAGATGTAAAAGTACAAGTAGACGGTGTTTTAAAAACAACAAGCACACACTACAATATAACAGGCTACACTACTACAGGTGGTGGTAATGTAGTATTTACATCAGGCAACATACCAACTAGCCCTGCAAAGATACGTATCTTTCGTGATACAAGTGTAGATGTTGCAAAGGCTACATATACGGCAGGGTCATCAGTCAAGGCAGGCGACCTCAATGCTAACCACGAGCAGTTACTATTTGCTGCACAAGAAGAGCAAAATCTAGGTAACGTATCAACATCTGCGTCCGGACTTATGTCTATAGCAGATAAGACAAAACTTGACGGTATAGAAACAGCAGCAACAGCTGACCAAACAGCATCAGAGATTAGAACATTAGTAGAAAGTGCAAGTGACAGTAATGTATTTACTGACGCTGACCACAGTAAACTTGATGGTATAGAAGCTGGTGCAACAGCAGATCAAAGTAACGCAGAAATTAAAACTGCTTATGAAGCTAACTCTGACACTAACGCTTTTACAGATGCAGAAAAAACCAAACTAGCAGGCATAACAGCTGGTGCTGGTGCTACAACCTTTGTAGGTTTAGGTGACACACCAACTAACTTTACAGGTGCAGCTGGTAAAACACTAAAGGTAAACTCATCTGGTAATGCTGTTGAGTTTGTTACAGTTACAACACCAGCTGGTAACTTTGCTGGTCTTACAGATACACCTTCCAGTCTAACAGGACAGGGTGGTAAAACAGTCAAAGTAAACTCAGGTGGTACAGCTCTAGAGTTTGAAACTGTTAGTTCTGAAGTTGTATCTGATACTACACCACAGCTTGGTGGTAACTTAGATGTACAGACAAACGAGATTACTACAAGCACAACTAACGGTAATATTAAAGTAACACCTAACGGTACAGGTGTTGTAGAAATCAAAGGCGCAGGCGGTGCAGATGGTACACTGCAACTTAACTGTTCAGCAAACAGTCATGGTGTCAAAATTAAGTCACCACCTCATAGTGCTGCACAAAGCTATACACTGACATTACCATCTAATATAGTAAATGGTCAGTTTCTAAAAACAGATTCTAACGGTAATCTAAGCTGGGCAGCCGCAGGCGGAAATCAAAATATATCAATCAACACACTGTCTAGCTCTAGTGGCTCAGGCGGTGGTAGTGCAACCTTTAATGGTTCTGCTACAAGATTTACACTATCAAACCCCGGTACAAATGCTCAAGCACATCTTGTTAGCATCAATGGAGTCATTCAGAAACCTAATAGTGGAACCAGTCCAAGCGAAGGATTTGCTATTGATGGTAACGATATTATATTTGCCAGTGCCCCTGCTAGCGGTGCTGACTTCTTTATTCTCACCCTCGGACTCGCAATAAGTGTTGCAACTCCAGCTGACGATTCAGTTACATCTGCTAAAATTGTAGATGGTACTATTGTCAATGCTGACATAAATGCTTCAGCAGCTATTGCTGGTAGTAAGTTAGCAGACGACAGTATAACAGAAGCCAAGCTAGATATACACGCTGCACCTTCTGGCACAGACAAAGTACTTGGATATACGTCCAATGGTATGGAGTGGGTCGAATCAGCAGCCGGAGCTACAGGTGGTGGCACAGATAAAATATTCTGGGAAAATGGTCAAACAGTAACAACCAACTATACAATTACAAACGGCTACAATGCAATGTCAGCTGGCCCTGTAACAATCAATAATGGTGTTGCTGTAACAATCGGTACTGGAGAAAACTGGACAATCGTATAAATTATGCCTATAACATTAAACGGGTCTGGCACAGTATCCGGTATATCCGTTGGTGGTTTACCAGACGGAATAATACAAAGTGCCGATATAGCAAGTGGTGTAATACCAGATGGAGGAAAAATCCTTCAAGTAAAACAAACAGTTAAAAAAGATCAGTTTAGTGAAAGCGTTAGTTCTGGATCTAATTCCGCTGTTGTTACAGGTTTAACTGTTAGTATAACTGCAAGTTCTTCTTCTAATAAAATTCTTTTAATTTATCAAATCGTAGCAAATAGACAATCAAACTATGTCACTATTGATAAAGATGGAAGCGTTTTGACTACTGCTATCGGTGATGCCAGCGGTGGTATCGGAAGAGTTACTGCTGCTGGAGATTATGGAAATGGTGTTCGTTATTGTAACACTATACCTATAGTATTTTTAGATACACCCGGAGATACAAATGCTCACACTTACGGAGTTAGACTTAGACACACATCAGCTAGTACTCAAACAGTTTATTTGAATCGTGAAGATAGCACTAATAATGCTACTAACTCAACAGGAATATCAACAGTTACAGCAATGGAGATAGCAGCATGAGTCAATTAAAACTAACCGCAGACAGCGGTGGAGGTACAGTTGCTATCAAAGGGCCAGCCAGTACAACTGGTAACGCAGCTATTGAGTTGACTGTACCCGGAACTGGTAGTGGCACATTAGCCGTCGGAGATACAGGTAAGATACTACAAGTTGTATCGACAACTAAAACTGATACAGCCTCTTTTTCATCTGCTAATACAAGTAATTTTACTGATATATCAGGACTATCAGTTTCCATTACTCCTTCTTCTACATCAAGTAAAATTTTAGTAGTAGCTACCGTTGCTGCTGCTGTAGGCACTGGTAGTTTGCACGTTAGATTGGCAAGAGGTTCTACAGGTATAGCTGTAGGTGATTCTTCTAGTAACAGACAATCAAGTACAATGTCTCGTAGAACACAGTCGTCAATATATAATTTGGAGATTACTCCTATGTCCTTTAATTTCTTAGACTCACCTAACACTACTTCAGCAACAACTTATAAAGTACAAGCAACAGCAGGCTCAACTTATGATACTACTGTTTATATAAATCGTTCGGCTGGTGATAATGACTATAGTTACGGAGCAAGAGTAGCAAGTACAATAACAGTAATGGAGGTAGCAGCATAATGGCAACTTTAAACGCAACAAATTTAAAACATGCTTCCTCTGGTTCTAACAATATTGTTCTAGCTGCTGACGGAAGTACAACTATATCTAACCTATCAGGTGGTGTTGGTAAAATTTTACAAGTTTTACAGACAGTAAAAACTGACGTTTTTTCTACAAATAGTTCAAGTTATGTAGCAGTTACAGGCTTAACTCAAGCAATTACAGCAGCTTCTACAAGTAATAAAATATTAGTAAACGTAACTTTATATGGTGGTAATAGTGGATCTGATTATGCCGTTGGTTTTAAGTTAGCAAAAGATGGTTCAGCCATAGATGGTAATACAATAGGTGCTGCATCAGGAAATAATGCTGAATCAGGAACAATGAGATTTAGAGTTTCTTCAACTTCTCATGCTGATGAAGCTAGTTTTATGTTTCTAGATACACCAGCAGATACTAACTCTCATACTTACGGTGTTTTAATGAAAGTTTTTAATACTAGTTATTATGGCAGATTATGTACTACAGGAGAAAATGGTAACTATAATCAGCATATGAGGTGTCCCTGCACAATTACAGTTATGGAGGTAGCAGCATAATGGCACTAACACAAATAACAGGTGGAGATGGAATCAAAGATGGTTCTATCAAAGAAGCCGATCTTAATATAGACAATACTCCTACCAATGATTATGTACTAACTGCAAAATCTAGTGCTGCTGGCGGCCTTACATGGGCTGAAGCTAGTGCTGGTGCGGCAGGCGGTGGGTCGGACAAGATCTTTTGGGAGAATGGCACTACAGTAACAACTAGCTACACGATTACTAATAACATGAACGCTGGTAGTTTTGGGCCAATCACAGTAAACTCAGGAGCTACAGTAACTGTAGGTTCTGGCGAAACATGGACAATAATATAAATGCCAGTAACAATAAATGGAACAAGCGGTGTAGTAACCGCAACAAGTTACGTTGGAGCAGGCGGTAACTTAACAGGTATAACTACAGGTAAAATTTTACAAGTTGTACAAACTGTTAAAACTGATGCTACCAGTACAGGCTCAGGAACTTATTCTGATATATCTGGATTAACAGTTACTATTACGCCATCATCATCAAGTAGTAAAATTTTATATTCAGGTCACTTATATATTGCAAGTACAAGTTCTGAAGTTGTATTTCGTTTAACAAGAACTGTTGGCGGTTCAACTAACGGGGATATAGCAGCTCCAAGTAATTATGCAGATGACGAAGATGGTACTTTTTCTCATGGTGGAGGTTCAAGGTATGGTGGACATAGTTTTCAATTTTTAGATACACCAAACACTACAAGTGCAATTACATATGGACTAAAGTGGCAAACACATTCTGGTACAACATACTTAAATAGAACTTGGGATGCTGGATGGTTTCATGGAATCTCAACTATTACAGCACAGGAGATAGCAGCATGACCGTAAAATTAGTAGGCTCTACCTCTGGGTCAGTATCCTTACAGGCTCCAGCATCAACAACAGGTGGTGCACATAGAGTTTTGACTTTGCCAGATGTAAATGGTACAGTAGCTACAACAACTACTGCTGGTAAAATCTTGCAAGTTGTTCAAACAGTTAAGACAAATAGAACAACTATCCAATCGACAACTTTAACTGATATTGCAGGCATGAGTGTCAGTATCACTCCTAGTTCCGCTTCTAATAAAGTTTTGGTTAACTACTCTTTAGTGGTTTTCTCTAATGCTGTTTATTATGCTATGCGTTTAGTTAGAGATAGTGATAGTACAATTTTTATTGGAGATCAAAACGCAAGTGCCACAAGTCAGACTAGAGCTTCTTTCGGAAGTTATGATTCAAGTTATGTAATTGCAGATACAATAGCTCAAAGTTTTTTAGATTCTCCAAATACAACATCTGCAATAACTTATAAATTACAAGCATACTCTCCATATTCTTCTGCTTATACTATTGGAATTAATGGTGGAGTTGTTTTAGACAACTATAGTTACATGACAAACGGTGTTTCAACAATAACCGTTATGGAAGTAGCAGCTTAACAACAATTATTTTTTACAACAATGGCATTAGATCACGAAGCAATCTACTCTGCATATGCAGGCACAGTAGTATCAATAGACGACTCCGCTGGAGCGTTTGACAAAGACGGCAAGTCAGTAACACTTGATGCTGTCAAAGTAGCAGCAGCTCGCACAGAATTAGACAAGGCAGCCGCAGCAATCAAATATCAGTCTGACAGAGCAGCAGCTTACGCCTCTGTAGGCGACCAGCTAGACATGCAGTATTGGGACGCAGTAAACGGAACTACTACATGGAAAGATCACGTTGCAAAGGTAAAGGCAGATTACCCAAAACCATAGGAGGGTAGATAATGTCACGAATAATCGTAGACTCAATACGTAACTCGTCAGCTAGTTCTGACGGGATTACGCTTAGTTCAGATGGTAAGGTAGCATTTCCAAATACAAGTACAGGTAAAGTTCTTCAAGCTGTTCAAGTAGTAAAAACCAGTAAACAATCCGTACAATCTCAAACTATGGTAGATATTACAGGTTTTGAATTAACTATAACTCCTAGTGCAGCATCAAGTAAGATTCTTCTTATTACTACAATAACAGCTTGTTGCCACTCTTCTGGGGGTTTTAATCTATGGAGACAGATTGGTAGTAACTCTTATGCTCAGTTGACTACTTATATAGGTGATGCTGATGGAAGCAGAGAAAGATATACTATGCAAATGGGTCAAACGCAGACAGCAAACGTCGCTGAACGATCTATGACAATTTTAGATTCTCCGAATACAACAAGTGCAGTTAAGTACAAGTGGCAAACTGGAACTCCATACAATAGTAATTATGTAATAGTTATTAATTCAACAGCAGACGATAGCAACAGTAGTTACTATTCAAGAACCATATCAACAATGACAGCACAGGAGATAGCAGCATAGAACTGCCTACCATCAAACTGCCAGACGCAGTACAACTGCAAACTCCCTCTTTACCTCTCCCTACAGCAGATGTTCCCTCATATCAACCTTTGGTCGTACCTCCGAGCGATTTACGAAGACCCGAAGGTACAAAGGAGGTGCAAACAACAGACAACCCCCCACCAAAAATACACTTTCCGCCCTTACCTAGTATCACTTTACCATCGCAAGAAGTCCTGATTGCTGCATCGGTTACTGCTGTAACTGCTGTAGCAGCTGCGACTGTTACACAACCTGTAATTAATGCGTTGAAAGATAAAATACAAAAGTTCTTACAAGGCAAGATAAACAAATGGAAACAAAACCGCCAGAAAAGAAAGGCATCCTCAGAAAAATCAAAGAGAATGTAGACGACCATGACGAACAGATGGCCGTACTAGGTGCAATAGTGCGTCTAGGCGTAGTAATCTGGTCTGGTTTTATTATTACACTAAACTACGTAGAGCTACCTATGGTTAAAAAGACTGGAGCATCATCAGACATCACGTTTGTTGCTTCAATCTTTACGGGAGCCCTAGCAACATTCGGGCTATCTACAGGTAGTAAAAAGTCAAAAGAAGACAAACCAAAACAATGAAGAAACTAATTCTTCTCTTAGCCCTGTTATCACCCGCAGTAGCAAGAGCTAATACTGTTACACCCCAGTTTACTACAGGGTCTATGAACAGTACAACTACCACAACTCAAACTATAGTAGAGACGGAGCAAGTGCAAGTCTTCGGTGCAACCGTAAACACTTGGTCTGGAACTAATATTACAGCAGCAGCTAGTGCTGGCATTGCTGGTGGTGATGCAGTATTTACAGTTACTGACACGACATTACCATGGAGCTTAGAAACAACAACAAGAGCAGCAGGCTTAGTAGAACAAAGAGATTATACAAGAAACTACACAATAAACTCTACTACTACATCGCTCTCTGTCTTCTCTCAGTAACACCTGTATACGCTGAAGGAGATACAGTTAACAAATCAAATCCTGTAGCAGCAGCTACGGGTAATGTGACGAACCAAGCCGTACAGTTTCAAAACAACGGTGCATCGTCACGTCAGGTATACGGCCCAAACATACAATGTAATGGGTCTACTATGACGTTTAGTCCGTTCTATATGGGTAACGATACTAACCCAGAGGTTGAAGATGGTTACAACATAAATCAGAACTGGGGCTTTCAGCTAAACTTTATGGTTCCGCTAGATCGAGAAGGTCTACGGCAATGTAAAGATATAGCCAAACGTCAAGAAGAAAAGATGCGACTAGACTATGAGCTAGTACGTGCATTAAAATGTGCAGAGCTGATGCAACGTGGCTTTACATTTCATCCTAGATCAGAAATGAAAGTATTATGCCAAGACATTGTACCAATATCTGCCCTACAACCACCTAAGAAAAAGAAATTTTGGCAACGATGAGCACACACACAAGACTAAAAGCCTTAGAAGCAGAAGCAGCTAAGAAGAAAGCAAAGAAAAAAACAAAAGCAAAGCGTGACGAAGCCGGACGTTTTGTAAAAGATGAAGCAGACCTTAACACACCATCATTATGATTGCACTTATCAAACCAATACTGTTCAAGTTTTTGGGCAGCACAGCTGTAAAAGAGCTTGTAGTAAAACTACTAGAAGCATACAGTAAGACTACTGACAATACAGTAGATGACAAGCTAACAGCTCTTGTCAAGAAAAACTTATTACCAGAAGAATAATGGAGAATCCAAGGGTTATACCCAAAAAAGCAACTGAAGAGAGTTTTAACGAGCTACACTACCTTGTTACAGAGGACTTTCTACGCAGAATCAAAAGTGGAGAAGCAACAGTACAAGATCTAAAGGCAGCTTGTGATTGGCTGAAAACCAATGACATCACAGGTGTCGCTTACGAGGGTAGTCCCTTGGACAAACTCAACAAGATCATACCAACTGTAGATCCATCTTTAGTTAAGAGAAAAGTCTATGGCAAAAACTTCTAGCTATTACAAGAAGAATCCTAAAGCTGCGGCCAAGCGTCGCAAGCAACAGGCTAAATACAACAAAACACCAAAAGGTTTAGCAATACGAGTCAATGCGAACAAACTTAATAAGAAACTTGGTACATATGGCAACCGTGACGGCCTCGATGCCGCACATTATAAGGGTAGCACAACCAAGGGCAGAACACAAAAGCCATCAATTAACCGTAAAAGTCGCAAAAAATGACCCCATTACTACCAACACCTGATTACTATTTACACAACTTAATAACCATGACGAGTTCAGAATCTAAAAGGCTCTGGAGAAGAGCTATCAAAGAGCACTTTAATTGTCAATGCGTTTATTGTGGAGGAACTTATGAATTACAACAACTCACCATCGACCATGTACGCCCTAAATGCAGAGGGGGTAGAGATGAAACGGCGAATGTCGTGCCATCTTGTCGAAGATGCAATCAGGAAAAAGGTAGTAAAGACTGGCTGGACTGGATGAGGTCGACATTCGGCATCACTGACAGAGAACAAACTATTCTATCACATATAAGATGAATGAAGATGACATACTACAAGACGACCTAGATGAAAACGAAGAGATTGATCCTAATGACCCAGAAAAAGGATTAGATAAATATGTTAAAAGAAATCTAGAACGTCGTAATCGAGAGTATCAGGAGCGTACAAAAGGTAATGAAGAGTTACGTAAAAGAGCAGAAGAAGAACAAAAACGAATAGATGATATACTAGAAGATAGACCCGGTGAAACTTCTATTGAAAGAAGACGTAGAATATCACGTCAAATGGGTCGATATTACAAAGGAAAGGAACGTTTACGTCCTGATGCTGACATACAGACAGAGGGTAACTTAAAAGGTCAACCTAAACCAGAAGATATCTTTGGCCCAAATTATAAACGTAAACCTACATATCTAGATGATATAAAAGATAATGATGGACTTAGGTTTGCCGGAGGTCTTTTAGTTGAAATCTTTGGAAACTTAGGTCTTGATGCTGCTGGTATAGTAGCTGATACGTTTGTACCCGGAGCTGGTACAGCAATACAAGCTCCCGGATCTGCTTTTTTTAACTGGGCAAACCAGAAAATAAGAGGAGAAAAAGAAATAAACCAAGGTGAAATGGCTGCTGCATCTGCTGCTAGTCTAATACCCGGATTACAGCCATTTAGAGCTGCTACTAAAGCAGGCAGATTCTACAAAAGTGTGTTAAAAGGTGGTACTACTGGTGCTATTGACGTAACAGGTACAAAACTAGGTAGAGGAGAAGAAGTAACCACTACAGATTTAGCATCTGGCTTTGTAGCTGGTGGACTTCTTGGTTCTGTTTTTGGTATCAAGGATGGTGGAGAAGCATATAAAGCTTTGAAAAATAAGATAAATAAAGGGACAGCATTTGTTGCAGATACACTAAATCTTGATGGTACTATATCAAGGAGAGTACCTCAAGTAGAAGAGTTGAAGCCTGCTACAGCGTTTGCTATAAAAGGTCGTGGAAGTCTTCCAAAGGGTGGTGATTTAAGTGATTTCTTAGCAAGTCAACGTAATCGCTACGATGTAGCTGACGAATCGCTTAGAAAAGCTAACATAGATCCAAAGAGTAAAGAGTATGCAAGAATACGACGAGCAGCTAGACAAGTACCAGAGTTTGTAAGAAGAAACGATGATGGTTTCTTATACTTTGACTATCGTTTGTTTAGAGATAGTATGCGGCCTAAGCAATATGGTAGAGCATACATTGAACTGTTTGAAACAGACCTTGATGTAATAATGTCAGGTGGAGCAGGCACTGCTGGTACTAAAGCATTTAAAGATTTTAATATAGCTGAGTTTCGTGAGACATTTAAACCAGCAGCAGAGCTACTAGGTTTGACTGGTAAGTATACACCCGGTCGTATGGATGTATCAAACGTACATCACATTGCAGCTTTAAAAGGTATAATGGGTATATATGATGGACTAGGTTTTAACAGTCCTATGTATAAACGAGTCAATGAGATTATGAAAGAATCACTAGATGGACTAGGTTCTGAACAAGAAAACTTTATACGTCTAGTTGGTGGCACAGCTGACGTAGACTCACCTCATTATCTTGCACACTTATTTTTAAGTGATGCTATAGGGCCATCTGGAGAAAAATTCTTTACTGATGATGTCTTGATAAACATGTCACAGAGTGACGCTTTTAGAGAATCCAAAGCCAGAGAGCTGGGAAGAATTATAGCTGACTCTGCTACCGTAGCTGAAGAGGCACAAGCAGCTTATAAACGACTTGCTGATGCTGCGTTAGCTACAGACTACAATGATATACAAGAAACCATGCAAAGACTATTGACTAGCAAACAGCTTGGTTTTGTTAAAACTAATAATGTAAATTATAAACCTTTTGTTAGAGATAAATTAGCAGAAGGTGGATACAGACCACGTCAATTTGATGAATTAATAGAAGATATATCTCTTATACATAAAGCTATACCAACTGGATCTCCAAAATTAATAGATGAAATACTATTTACTCCTCAGCTACGTAAAGCTCAAAAGAGTTTCCAAAAACTTCTTGTAAAAATTGAAGAAAAGTTTGGTGGAGAAAATATAACTGCTGCTCAAATGAGAAAGATACTTGATGCGTATGATATTAGGATGCAAAATGCAGGCGAAGGTCAAACAGGTTTATTTGAAGATCTGCCAGATAATCTTATAGATGATACTTTAAATACGTTGCAAAAAAAATTAAATCTTAAAAAGAAGAAGAAGTAAACCGAAAAAATGGAAAATTCCCTAGTTTTACTACAGCAAGACTTCAAGCTCTTCCTACAGGCATTGTGGGCAGAGCTGGGCTTGCCTAGTCCTACGAGGGCACAGTACGCTATTGCGGACTACCTACAGAACGGCCCGAAGCGTTTGCAAGTGCAGGCGTTTCGTGGTGTAGGTAAGTCGTGGATTACTGGTGCGTTCGTATTATGGACACTATTTAACGACCCAGAAAGAAAGGTTATGATAATCTCTGCATCAAAAGAACGTGCAGACAACATGTCTATCTTTCTACAGAAACTCATCATAGACACACCTTGGTTAAGCCACCTCCAACCTAAGTCGGACGACAGTAGATGGTCAAGGATAAGCTTTGATGTAAATTGCAGTCCGCACCAAGCACCCTCAGTCAAGTCAGTTGGTATTACCGGACAGCTAACAGGATCTCGTGCAGACCTGATGATTCTTGATGACGTTGAAGTACCCGGTAACTCACTTACGGAGTTCATGCGTGAAAAACTACTACAACTATGTACTGAAGCGGAGTCGATCCTTACCCCGAAGAACGATAGCCGTATTATGTATCTCGGGACTCCTCAGACTACTTTTACTATTTATCGTAGGCTGGCAGAGCGCAACTATCGTCCCATGGTTTGGCCAGCAAGATACCCAAGAGCAGACAAACTCAACAAGTATGGAGAAGTCTTAGCACAGGATATACTCGAAGACATCGAACAGGGTGTTGATGAGTGGGCTCCTACAGACGATAGATTTACAGATGAAGACCTCATAGAAAGAGAAGCGTCTATGGGTCGTAGCAACTTTATGCTTCAGTTCCAATTAGACACAACACTATCAGATGCACAGAAGTTCCCCCTTAAAATGGCTGATCTCATTGTCACTAGCGTTAATCCTACTACTGCACCCGAAAACATCATCTGGTGCTCAGATCCTAGTAAAGTCATACGAGATGCCCCAACAGTCGGCCTCCCGGGTGATTACTTTTACTCTCCAATGCAACTCGTGGGAGAGTGGAGCAGCTATGATGAAACGATTTGCAGTGTTGACCCAAGCGGTCGTGGAACGGATGAAACGGCTGCCGCCTTCCTCTCTCAACGAAATGGACTTATCTATCTGCATGAAATGTCAGCCTACAGGGACGGGTACTCGGATAGTACCTTGCTCGACATCCTCTCCAAATGCAGAACATATGGAGTCACAAGCTTGGTTATTGAAACAAACTTTGGAGATGGCATCGTAGGCGAATTGTTTAAAAAACACCTTATAAACACTAATCAAAACATAGATATTGAAGAGGTACGTGCAAATGTTCGGAAAGAAGACAGAATTATTGACTCCTTGGAGCCTGTTCTTAATCAGCATCGTCTCATTGTTGACAGGAGTGTTATTGACTGGGATTATGCGTCCAACAAAGACAGTCCAGCTGAAGAGCGGCTCCTCTATATGCTATTTTATCAAATGAGCCGTATGTGTCGAGAAAAAAGGGCTGTAAAACACGATGACAGGCTTGATTGCCTTGCTCAGGGTGTAAAATACTTTACAGATGCCCTATCTATCTCTGCACAAGACCAAATACAGATGAGAAAGAAGGAAGAATGGGATAATATGCTCGCAGAGTTCCTAGATGACCCTCAAGCCAGTGCAAATCACATGGTTTTAGGCATGAATCTGGAGCAACGCAACGAAGCACGTGGTCACAACACCCAAAACGACCACCATAACTGGCGTTAGGTCGATCACGCACTTATACAGGGGAGGAGAAGGGTGGACTCACCCCCTGTACCTAATATCCTATGAGTGGATATTTCTTAATAACCTACTCCAACTAACCAACATGAAGCTATTTGCAGCCTTAGAAAGGGCCTTGCTAGCTCGATGGAAGAAGGTCAAATACGCCCTAAAGGTGGAAAGATGGCCTTTATTAAACATCAAAGAGCAGCGTTTACAGTTAAAGAAGCAGTATTTAGAGTCTTTATTCAAGAAAAAATGA